TCTAATTAGTCCTTCCCCCTTAGACAGACAATGTCTGTTAGGATAATTATACCATTTTATTACACAAAAAAGAGGGCTAACACTTGGCTAACCCTCTTAGTTGTTGGATTAAGTTACTTCTTTAGTGCAACCTTAGCCTTTGGATGAGCCTTGTTCCACTTTGTAGCAAGAGCATTGTACTCTGCAATATAAGTAGCCTTAGCAAGATCAGCAGCAACAGTTGCTGCAATCTTTGCTGTTGCTGCATCAGCATTAGCCTTTGCAGTTGCTGCATTTGCTGCTGCTAGAGCAGATGCTGCAGTTGCTGAATCATTTGCACGACCAGCCTTTTCTGCTGCAAGTTGTGCATTAGCAATAGCCAATTGTGACTGAACTGCTGCAAGTTCTGATGCAAGATCACGAACTGTTGCTGTCTTTACAATTACACCAAGTGGTGCTGTAAGACCAGTTACTGCAGTTGCTACTGTTGCTGTTGCAACAAGAGTTACTGAACCTGATGCAGGCAATGTAACATCTTGTGTCTTTGAACCAAGTGTTGCTGTTGCTGTATCAGTTGCAAGTGAGTATGTTGTTGATGCAGATGGAGTAATATACTGAAGGCTAACTGAAGCGTTGCCCTTAGCATTTCCAAATACGTCGTAGCCACGAACTGTTGCTGTGTATGTTGTACCAGCAGCGCCTGATGTTGCTGCTTCAAGAGCAATTGTATTAAGTGCTCCTGCTGTACCAGCAAAATAGTATGTTGTTACATTTCCACCAATTGTTACAGCAACAGATCCTGCTGCAGTTGTTGTTGTGAAAATGTAAAAGTCTGCTGTTGTTCCTGTACCAGTTGAAACTGATGCGGAAGTTGATCCAGCAGATGCTGTAACTGGTGCTACTGATGTAGCAAGAGCAGTTACAATCTTACCGTTTGTTACTGAAGCAGAAACAACAGTTCCTGTATCAAGTCCAGTAAGTGCAATCTTAAGGGCATCTGCAGAATCTACAGAGTTATCTGCAGGAACTGGAAGTGCAATTGCAGTTGCTGCTGTTGTACCAGCAGTCGCAGGTGATGATCCGCCAACCGTAAGGGTTGTCGTAGCAGCACTTGCAGGTGTTGCAACAAGTGTGCCCAAAGTAATGGCTGCAACCATACCTAGAGCAATTTTCTTAAATGAATTCATTCGTATTTCCTTTTCTTTATAGTAGATTGAATCTATCCAAATAATCTTTTACATCATCTGGCATAGGTTTATATTGTATCACGTCCTGGGAATAGGTGTCAACTTTAGGCCTATCCCTGAATGTGTGAATCTCAATTTCTTGGTTGAGATCTTTTGGAGTATATGATATAGCCCCAAATATTGCCCCACACACAGCATCAGCCAAGTCTTTTGACTTTTTGCGAGGGTGGTCAACTCTATCATTTTTCATTATTCGAAGTTCAGTAAGTTCATCAAATAATAGTTCAATTGTAGGCATAGCGAGTCTTTCTTCATACACTAGCATAGCCATATCTTCATAATGTTTTTTAGCAACAGAAACAGTATCAGTTCTCATTCCAACCTGCTTTAGTTCATTTTGGATATCAAAAGATTGCCATCTATCAAAAGTAACCATACCTATATTAAAACCAAGCCTTCTAAGATTTTGAATCCACTGCTTTACTTCTGAAAGGTTAACTGGCCCTTCTACTTTAGGTTCCCAATAAACAACAGCGTCAACGACTACTATTGGAGCAACCTGTTCGTAGTTATTAATAACCTGTACATTTACCCATTTATCTACGTGGGCGATTGCAACTGCACACTTATCGTGTTTTTGTGCAAGGTCTGCGTGAACATAATATACTTTGTCAGGATCTGGTTTAAAGTTTTCATCAAACCTTTTAAAACTATCTATAGGATTTCTAATACTCATACAGGCTCTTACTTTATCTGCCTGCTTAAAGAATGCATCGGAAGCATAGGTTGGTACACAAGCAAATCTTTGCATTGCATCTCCAAGATCTGTAAGAAATGCAATCTTAAAATCATCAATTTTTCTTGTTGGGTTTACATCCCAGGTAGGTCGCTTTAATGCAAATACTCCTGGGTATTTATAGGACCTTACGTGCTCTTCTGTCCACTCAATATGCAACTGATTATCTTTGTCATCATCAGGTAAGAGTGGGTTAATAATAAAGGTGTGTTGTTTATCTATAATATCTTTTTCAACTACTACATCGTCATACTTTTGAGAAATAAAATCTCCTTGAAAACGAGGAAATGAAAGAAGAACTACCTTACCTAGATCTGGGAAACGAGAATCTACTGATGCACGGAATGCTTTATAAATGTTATCAGCAGTTTTTCCTTGATCATTACCGCTTCCAATTTCAGTTGCAAATCCAGAGATCTCATCAAGAACAGCAAGAAGCAGGTTCAATCCCTCATGGGATTCACGCTCTGAGTGACCAGAGTAAACTGTAATAGATTTGTCAAACTCAATTGAGTCTGCCTTTGCATTATACTTTCCAGCAAACCATGGTGATTTTTCAATCTTTGTTTTAAATCCTTTAAAGAAAACATTTTTTGCCTGCTGTGCGTTGATAGCAACGTTAATTAAATCTATTGCATCTCCACTTGGTTTACCAAAATATCTTGCTGGATCTTTAAGGCACAAAAGTTTATATACAATGTATGCACATGCAACTGTAGATGTAAAATCTTTACCACTACCCTTGCCCAATTGAAGAATAATTTCATTTTTAGTATATTTTTCAAAATACCTTGCGCCTTCTTCTTCTCCAAATATTTGTTGTAGTTCTGGTTTTTTGTATATTTGGCTCATTGCCTCTACGATGTCATATTGAATAGCGGATAGTCCTGGCTGATTTAAGAACTTTTCACCCTCGATAAATGTCTTTGCATCTACGGGAATTTCTTCAAATGGGTTATCTTGAAGTGCTTCTAAAAACTCATCATACGCCATGAATTATTGTAACCGCTTCATCTTCTTTAGCAATAGAGGAAAGTCTCTTCATAATTTCATCACGAACCTCTGGGTATTGTGATGCAATATCTTTAAGAATTATCATCAACACTTCTTGTCTTTTTTCAATCTGCATCATTTCTTCTGCTAACTCTTTATTTTCAAGCAGTCCAGCCTTTTGAAGCATATCAATTCTTTTAGATTCAATATCCATTACTAATTTAATTGCCTGCGTCTTAGCACTCAAATTATTGGTCATTGAAGCCTCATCAATAACTTCGTAAGTTCTTGCTACAAGTTTACTGTAGTGTGTATCAGCAGCAGCGAGTGCTTCTTTTGCACGTGCTCTGATTGCATCATTAGCAGAAGCCATAACCTTCCACTCATTAATAAGTGTTACAACTCTTTGTCTTGGAATATCTAGTTGCTTTGAAATAACTGTTGGGTCATTGCCCTTTAAGTATTCCTCTACGACAAGGTTTACTTGATCTAAATGCTTTACTAGTTCTTCTTCAGTACTCATGATACACCTATATCCTCTAGATACTTATTATACATGATCTTGGACCAAGCATCATGAAATGCTGTGCCTTGATGCTTATTATCCCTTGCTTTTAGTGCATTTTTATCATCTTTATTATTTTTTTGGTACTCAAAAATTAATTCTGTAAGATCATCATCTTTTATTTTTATAAATGACTCAATGTCCTCTTTGCCATATTCAACTCCTGAATACCATGAAAAACAATTCAACTTTATATTATTTGATTTACAATACATTTCAAGCATTAATAAATAATGAAAAGATAGCAGTGGCATCGTGTGGTATAGATCTTTGTTATCTGAATCAGTATCTAAGTTTGCATATGTAAAATATTTATTTGATGAATCATATGAATAAAACCTACTATCAGTTGGAATATTTAAGAAAATAAAATCTGGTTTGCCAAATTTATTAATATATTTAAACACATTAATAACTATTTCATATGTTGAAAATCCTCGAATAGCAAGATTATAGTACCCAGATACTTCTTTATCATTGCTTATCTTATTATAAAGTTTTTTACTCCATACTTCTTCTTTTAATAATGCTTCTCCGTATGTAACCGAACATCCACTAAAAAGAATATGTAGTCCAGTATGATTATTTTTAAATTCATCACACCTGTAATTATAAGAGTTTAACACATTATCAATTTGAGAGTCCATGTGATGTTCCATACTTAATGGAAAAAATTTTGTTTCAAATGGATTATCTACTTTGCCCCATTTTACTAGGTCATTATTTTGTGTCATGCAAACCAGACAACCGTTTAATCTCGTCTTGAATATAAAAAATAGCCTTCTCTAAATCTTGAATAGTTTTTGTCTCATCTTTTAGTCCAGCCCTCCATAAATACTTAAAAGCATTTCCAATATTAAAATTACGGTGCCTTGTTATCTGAATACACTCTACGCCAGATGGATCAGAGATGTAGTGTAGTGGATGATTTACTTGATCTACCGTAATGTGTAAGTTATCACTCATCGTCTAAATCCCAATCAAAAACATTTGGCATGCTTTTCATAAAATACATAAATGCTGCGGTTGCAAGAGCACCCAATACAGTAATTGCCACAACTATCTTTTTAATATTTTTCATCTTTTTGATTTCCTTAATCCAAATTTAGCAAGGTAAACATAAACAGTTTCCACTGTGCACCCACACTCCTTTGCAATTTCTTCTGGAGTCTTTTTATCCATAAGATAACGCTTACGCATAAAAATCTCTGATGTATATAGTTTAGCAGCCATAGTTTTATTTGTCAACTCCAATTGCCTTACCCCAATTGTCCATAGCCCAATGACCAATACCGCAAGCATCTGCAACATCGTTATCATTGATGGTTCTATCATAAATAGTATTAATAAACTTAATAGTTCTTTCTTTTCTTAAATTTCTTTCGTACTGTTTATACCATGATACAGATTTTCCTGGATGTTGAGCACGAATAAATAACTGTTCATCTTTTGATATCTTTTTATTTCCTATGTAGTTTTGCCAAGTAATAGGAGAAACCTTTCCGATTACCGTTGTTCCAGATTGTCCTGCTGCGCCAAGGATAGCGCCTTGAACTAAAGCAAGATCTGCAGCAGTTTTAGGACTATTCATAAAAACTGTATGCTCAATCACTATTGCTTCAAACCCACCATAGTAATCAAAAAAGGCTTTTACTTTTTGTCCAGCATCCATTACTTTTTGATAGGTGTCGTTTCCAGTAAAATTAATTTTGCCAACAACGCCAAGTGTTTTATTCTTAGTATCAAACAAGGCAAACGCTAGACTATTAGTACTTGCATCAATAGAACATATTGTTTGTGGTGCAAGTTCTAATCCCCATTTATTTTTTACCATTTGTAAAACCTTTAATTTCTTTTAATGCTTTTATTACTTCTTTTGGGTTTACATTGCAATCAAAACATAAAGGATCATCATTATAGATAGATAGATCTTTATCGCAGTTTTTGCATTTTCTTGTTTTACCCAATCTTTTTTGTCGTCTAGTAATAATGTATCGAGCAGCAATTTTTTCTTTAGTTGCTGACTCTCTACATTCAGGCGAACAATAAATTTGATAACTTACTGTTGATTTAAAAGTGTGATCACACCATTGACAGTTTTTCATCTAGTGGCTCCAGTGGACTAATTTTTATAGTTCCGTCGCCAGCAATGTCGCATGCCTTTTTTACTGGACATGTCTTACATATCTTTGAATTGGATCTATAATTTTTTGTTGGAAGAACTTGATCTTCCCAACTTTTACGGACCCGTCTCATCCAATCAAATGCTTGGTCT